GCCAGACCATGCTACAGCAAAGCCAGTGATAATCAAGAAAGTAAAGAAAGTAACAAACACAGTAATGCCTTCTTCTTTGGTCAGTTTTTTCTCAGTGTGATTATCAGGTTGGTGACTAGAACCGTGAACCATCATATGACTAGCAGTTGTCGCATGAGCCATAGTCGCGTGACCAACAGCACCACCTTTCGCATTAGCAACGTTAACACTCATTACGGTTAAGGCTAAAATCAACATTAATTTTTTCATTCTATACGCTCCAAATAATTTATTGTTTTACTTCATTAAGATCTATTATACTCGATTATTTTCAAAAGTAAAGCTTTATTTTAAATTATTTTAAATTATTTTTGACGTGAAAAAGCCGACATATAGCCGGCTTTGATTTTATTTATTGTTGAATTTGTCGGCTAATGCCCTTAATCTAATTTCACCCTCTTCTTTGCTTATTTTTCCAGTTGCTACCAAATTTTTGATGCCCCAAGATTTAACGACAGCTCCCGTTGCTGAATTTTGAAAGTCTTTATGAGCCTTTTCTTTTGCAGCCAGTTCCTTTTCCTTTTTTTGCTCTTCTGCACTTTTCCCAAATTTATCGCCTACAGTTTCGATTCCTAGTTGTTTAGCTAACGTTTCAGTCATACCTACAACCATACCGTTTTTAATTGTAAGCGTTTTTCCATCTACTCTAGAACCTTTAGGGAAATTTGGATGCTCAATAGAATAGTCGCCCCAATCTGGGTCTTTTACCACCTTTAATGGTGTCACTATTTGAATTGTTCCCTGCTTTAACTTAACAGGTTTCACTTGTTCATTTAAACGACCAGAAAATTCTTTATATGTTAACATAATACATCCTTTGTAAAATATTATTTAAACAAAAAAGCCGCTAGAACCAATTAAGATTCTAGCGGCTTAAACTAATCCTTAGAAGGATTATCCTGCAGCAGCAATTCTAGCAAAATAAGCCATTACGTCTTCATCGTCATCATCAGCCGTTGAAGCGGCAGGCGCTGCTACTGGAGCAGATGAGGTCATATACGATGAAGCAGACTCAGCTTTAACTGGCGGCTCGACATAAGAATTAGTCATAGAGTTTGCGTTAGGTACAGCCGGTGCGTCAGGGTTAATAACTGAATTAAGTTTTCTTGATAACTCTTCAAAAGTTTTAAAGTTAGAAGGCGCTAAAAAGTCATTCAATTGATACTGAGCGTTAACCGTAGCAACAAGTTTGGTTTCATCACCACCAAACAACTCTGATGGTTCAGCAAACACAGATTGGTCGTAATTAGGATAACCTTCAACGGTACGGATACGCAATTTAAAATTAGCGCCTTCCCACAAATCAAACACATTCACTGGTTTATCATCAGCAAAGGTTGGTTTGGCTTTATCCATAATTTTATCAAAAATCTTTTTACCGAATTTGAAGATAAAGACTCTCCCGTTATTAGCAGGATTAGCAGGATCGTCAAGCACTACGATATTAGCAAAGTATTGTAGGCGACGTTTTCTAGCACGTGCTAAATCTTTATCCTTTTCATTACCGGTATTCCATAATGCTGTATTAGCAATAGAGACGGGATCATCTTGACCAATAGTGGTTAATGAATTTTCAATAAACCATTTACCAGTTGGTCCTTGGAATCCATGATTATAGATTTTGACCCAAGGTAAATCATCGCCATCTTTTTTAGGTAAAAAACGAATAAGCGCTGAACCGTTACCAGCTTTGTCACGAGTTAATTTCCAGTAGCGATCATCATCAGCAGATTGATTACTTTGTGGATTAACGATTTTTTCCATTTCAGCGGTAATAGCGCCGAAGTCAGCATTACGCATTTTTCTTAAAGATTCGATATTGATTGTCATATTATTTTCCTTTTGTTTACGATGTATTAACGATGTATTAACGATTAGTCAACCGCCCTAACTTTCATATTATACTAAAGTACATTATGAAAGTAAAGTAGATTTTTGATAAACATTTTTCAGTTTATCTAAATCATATTCAACGAATCCGGACAGTTTTTTGATTCGAAGAAATTCTTTTTGAAACATTGGATATTCGATATCCAAAAACCCAAACATTTTATTTAGGATGTTCATGGTTTCAATAGTAATAAAGCCGCCCATAAACATTCTAAAGGTTAGCGGCACTTCGCCATCTTTGAATTCAAATAAGTTCGTTTCACCTTTATCTAGTTCCCATTCAATTTTAGCAATATCGTCTTTAAAAACATTAGTCAGACTTTGTTTGCGTTTCAGGAAAAGTAGGTAATTATCAACAGAACCATCATCGATAGCATAAATAAAATTAGGATACCCATAAGCAATATTAGCCGCCGTGAATTGGATAACTTCCATGTCTGATTTAAAGTATTTGCTAACAGCTTCGAACAATTTGTAATCTTTTCGTTTTAGATATGCTGGATAGCTTGTTCGAGTTTTACCCTTGTTAGCAAACACGTCATAATTGTCAGATGTAAAGTGTAGCTTTATAGAGCTGTAGTATTGATAAATTTGATACCCGTTCATTAAACGTCCAATGTGGCAACTTTAGGTAACATACCATTTGCGACAAATTCGTTTTCTAGCTTACCTCGAATAGAGCGATTAAGCATAGGCACGACGTCTAGGACGTCAAGATAATGCTGTTCACAATATTCGAGGATAATATCTAGGACAGGTTTTTTAGTTGTAGCAGATTCAGTTTCAATAAACATTGAGAAATCGTTAGCGGTTTTAAACATAAATTCTCCATTTCAAAATATAATTATAACTTAAAAATTGCTAAAAGTAAAGCATCAAACTCTTTCTTTATAGAACCCATGCTGACCTACTTTAGTCACTAGGGCAATTTTCATTTGTTTGACATATTTGAGTTCGTTATCTTTAAAGAAAAACAACGATCCTTTTGATATGTCTTTTAGTTCATGGTTATAAATCATTCTGGCTAGGTAATAACTATCGAATCTTTCTTTTCCAGTTCTAGGAATAGGCGGTAAATTCATACACGCCCATGAAAATTGACAGATTAGCCGTCCATGTTTATGTCCCTTTTGGTGAACCACTTCACATACAGTTTTTGGAAAGGATTTATGTTTTAGCCGGTTCATTACTACTTCACCGACTAAGACTTTACCTACCAACGGTTCGGAACGAGATTCCCTAAAGATCGCGTCCCCCAAGCAATTGATTTCTGACTCAAGAAATTTACTTTCTTCATGTTTAGCGTAGACTGCAGTAGTTGACGATAACACAATTGCTGCTGATAATATTAGTTTTAACACAATTATTTTTCCTATTAGTTCAGAGTAAGCCATACAACAATTAAGCTTACCCTTTACCCAAATCAGTATATAATGTTCTTACTGGTAATTTGGATTTGGTTATTTTCTCATTGACCAGTTGCTTTCCTAAAATCATCCCGACATTGTTTAGCGGATAACAACCAATTTTTAACAGGTTCCACGAATACTTGTGGACTCTCATCATCAACCGATATTAAAATAACAATTTGGTTGGCTGATAAGCCTGTTCTTTCTCTAAATGCTAAACTGTAAAAAGCCGCTTGTTGAAAATAGTTTGTAATCCATTCTTTACGTTTCAATTTCCCAGACGTTTTAAAATCAATTACTGATAGAACGCCATTATAATCTGCTATACAATCAGCAGTACCGGCTACCTCTAACAAATCAGAATATAATCTAATCTCATTACCGTGAATATTATCAATAGAATCTAACAGAGGTCGCATAGACTTCCATGAATCTAAATCAAAATCTGACGGCATTACCTCTTTATTGTTGAGATAGTCCTCACATAAAGAATGGATTCGTGTGCCTCGATTAGAAGCACGTGCGGATATTTTATCAGCTTCAGCATGTCCTACCTTATTCCTCCATTCGTTGATAGCACCCTTAGACGCGTGAGATGTAACCGAGGTCACCGAAGGATATCTTTTACCTTCGGGCGTTTGGTACCATCTTGAACCGTTAACGTTAACTCGTGTCAACTGCGCTATTTCAGGATGTGCTATATGTGTTTTCAATGTAACCTACCTTTATCAAATACTGCTTCAAAATTGACTGTTTTAATATCAATGACAGAATAAATAACAATTTCAGCGGTAATATCTTTAATATGAGAAAATGATAAATAAAGCTTTCTCAACGCTGTAATTAATACATCTTCATTATCAGACATAAATTCTTCATTTCCTTGATAAGAGATATTGTCGTTTTTCATAATTTCTTGAACAACAAAATCCTTATCACAACCAGGAATATCATTATTATAATATATTGACATGATAAAGTAAAGCGGTTTTTCCATTATATATAATCCCTTTTTAAAGTTTCGCTGTTCTGTCTAAGCACGAACCGGCGGTTCTTGAGTGAATCTTATTCAAAACTTCTTTGAAACCACCATCTACCTTTCGAGTAGCGTCAAGTCGGGTTGGATCAATAACATTTGGTGTTCCAATTACAACATCAAGTTCAGGGTGTTCTAATTTATATGCGTCTAATTTGCTGATAGACATATAGGCTTCAACGATTTCAGCAGTTT